TTTCTTTCTATTTTATTGTTGATTGTTTTGCTGTTCCTGAATCATACCAAATTGAGCAACCTCGGCTTCACGTATTGAAATACCACAATATTGAAGTATTTTCATTACTAATCTATAAGTGTCCTCAAAAGGAAGTTCAAAATCTTGATAATCAGGTTGAGTTTGGTCAAACATAGGCTCTCCGCTTAACAATGTAAGGTAAGTCCATTTTGGAGCTTTTGGATGTCTGAAATATACCGCCTCTACTTTGCCCTTATCATTTATGGTTTTGGGAAATAAAGTAATTCTTTCTTCTTCAAAAGTATATGATGGATAAAACTCAGTTGGACTCGTTAAGCTTGATGCGTTAAGCATTGTTATTTTCCCAACACTAACCTTGTCAGCTTCTTTTTCTTCCTGAGAAATTATTTTATATCCTTGACCATTTACTAAAAATATATCTGAAGTAAGTATTATCGTGTTATTTGAAGCAACCGTAAGGACATTTGATACAACATCTGTTACTGTGTTTACAACAATGTCTCCTTCTGTTATTCCATCTGATAAAAATGTTGCGGTACTATCTTGAAGACCATTTAACACTATCGCTGTAACATTTCCTGAAGTTATTTCTTTTGTATGACAAAGCATTTTAAGAATATAATAAGCAGTGCTACCTGTAGTGGTAAGTGATGGTATTGAGTATTTATTACCTCCCAAATGAGCTAAAAATTTTGTAACTAAAAATCCTTCAAGAGTTTCAGCTATAGGACCTTCTACTTCAGCATAATCACTTCCGGCTGTACGTGCATTTTCAGCATTTATAGCCTTATTGTAATTGCTGAAATATTCTTCAAATATCTCCATTTGTGCATTTTCAGCATATAAGTTGAAGTCTGATGGAGAAATATATCCATAATTGTTTTTATTCAATACGGATAGTACTGTATTTCTAACCTCGTTTATCATTTTTAAATCTTTTTACAAATATAATAAAAAAAGCACAGAATTAATCTGTGCTTTCTCCGGTTAAGAATAACTGAACCTATTAATGCTATTGCGGTAGGTTCGCTTCCAACATTTTTAACGAATCAATCCCTTCATCGCTTGACAGATAACCTGCAGCTATATCGTAAGGGTCTTCTCCAAATGGTATTGAAACCATCTTCTTTTTGTTCGTTGCGGTGTTAAACCAAACCTCTTTATTGTTGTTTCTGAATGCTAATAAATTGTCTTCAAAAAACTTTCTGACTTTAGCTTGGAATTGAAGCTCAGGGTCATTCAGTATATTCAAAAACTCTTTTGGTTCATTTTTAGCAAACACTAATATGTCTCTTTTTAATTCTGCTGTAGAAATAGTTGAAGGGTCTTTTCCAAACATTACTCTCGTTAGAGTTTCAACTTGCTCAAGAGAAAGCTTTCTCGCTTCAATTAAAGCATCGATTTCAATGTTTAAATCTTCAACCTCTGCAGAAGCTTCTTTTTCTTCATCAATCTCAGCAAAAACACTACCGTTTAAAGGGTGGTAATGTAGAAAAGATTGTAGAGCAGGATTTGTTCTTGGAACGGTTAAGAAACCATCCTCAAAGATAATTGGTTCAATGATTGCATTTCCATCTTGCTCATCCTCGAAAGGAGACTTTTGGTTTACTGCATATCTAAGAACACGATTTTCATTCTTTTTTTCATCATACCACATCAAAGGGAATTTCGGGTGGTTTCTTGATGCTAATGTATAGGAAAGTGGACTTCCTATAAGTAATCTATATACTTTACTTGTAGCCGGAGCTGTATTTGATGTTGCCATTTTATAAAAAATTTAATTTGATTTGATTTTTAAAATATAAAAAGGAGAGTGTCTTTGAAGACACTCCCCGATTTACTATATATTATCCGAAACGGAATAATACGAAGTTGTTTGCACCTAAAGTACATACACATCTTTCAGACAAGAAGTTAACCTCCATTGCATCCAAGTCAGATGTTTGAGCACCACCGGCAGAACCTGTAATCCACGTTTTGTATCTACGGTCTTCAGCTTCTGAAGCACGGTATCTAACGTGTAAGAAAGGTCTCTTAGCGTTTTTACCCATAATTTGGTCATACACTGAAGTAGAACCTGCAGGAACCATAAGACCCGTGATTGTACCTGTAGCAGTAGTTGCAGCAGCACTTAAACCACCACGCATAGTTGGGTCGTTTAAGTATTTCCAATCAGATTTGTAGAAATCGTAACCTCTACGGAATCCCGTGAATCCTAAGTTTAACGCCATATCAATGTCATTGTCGAATAAACCGAAAGATGCAGACTGAGCAACACCACCTGCGGTGTATCCGTTCAATGTCGCTAACATATTGTCGATGTCAAAAGACAATCCACGGTTAACGAAAATCACGTTCTCTTCGATAGCTCCTTGTTTGTCCAAACGAGAAACGATAGAATCCCACTCATTCAAAGTAGTTGGCGTACCACCACCCCATACATTTCCTCTGTTGTTTACAACATAGAAGATACCTTCAGAACCCATTAAACCTGCAGTTTTTGCACCTGAACCTGTTGCTGCCGGAACAGCTTCAATCATTGCAGTCTCCAAGTAATCCTCGAATCTCAAACGAGTTTCGTGCTCTGATTTCAAATACCACAAGTAACCTGTAGCACCGTTTTCAGTTGTAACCTCAACCCAACCAATTTGAGCCATATCTGACCCGTTTACCGCATATTTATCTTTGATGATAATAGGGTTGTTTTGGTAGAAGTCATCTTCTGATTCTAATGAACCAATCATTCCTGCAGTTCCTTTTCTGAACTCTGAACCGTAAATGAATACAGTAAATTGAGGATTAGCTGCACCTGTACCTGCTACTACAAGACCACCTGCTTCGTAGAATGCAACAGTAAATGTAGTAGCTGAAGGAACTGCTGTTACGATTGCTTTGTTGAAAACACCTGTAGAGTTTCCTTGAATCATTACAGTTTGACCAATACGGATAGCGATGAAAGTAACACCTGCATCATTCACTGTGAATGTAGCTGTGTTAGCTGCAGCAGCTGCAGCTGTTCCTACGCTTGTGTATTTAATGTGTAAACGACCTTGCTCAGCCCATTTGATTTGGTCAGAGTTAGAAGGCATTTCAGCACCCACCATTCTCAAGAATGATGCTACTGTACGATTACCATAACGCTCAAATTCTTTTTCGTAAGTATCAGGAAGATACTGATTCAAGAAGTTGAAGTTGGTAATATAGTTTGTCTGTAACGCTACTTGCTCAGCACTTGGCTGTAACGCAAAAGTAGGCGTAGATAATAATGTACCTGCCATTTTTTCTTTAATTTAAAATTTATAATCTTTTTATACTACGGATTTTTAGGCTTTTACCGGAATCAGGGTTTACCGCTTTTACCTGCATTCCATCCGTTGATTTTGTAACTTCAGGTGCTCTACGTTCAGACATATTAATGTTTTTAATATTCTTCATAGTACCTTCCGTTGCATCAGCTTGTCCTTGTTCATAAAAGAACCGGGCAAAACTTTCAGGATTCATAGCAACCGCTAATGACCTATGATAACCTGCAGCATCCTTAATCAAACCTTGCTCATCCAAATACTTATTGATAAAGTTTGCAGGAGTAGATTGGTTTCTTTTTAGGTCAGCAGCATTTCCGGGATTGAAAGTGATTTTTTTGTCATTAACATTGAACTCAAAACCTTTGAACTCTCCGCTAAACACTTCTTCAGATTTTTGGTTAAACCAATTTCTTTTTCTTTCATTCTCCTCTTCAATAGTCTTCGCCTGCTTGGTATATTGCTTGTAGCTTTCATAAGTCTCTCTTTCCTCGTCTGAAACAAATGCAGTGCTTGACTCAAGCGGCACTTGGTATTTTTCTTTTTGAGAATTAAAAAACTTCTTTGCTTCGGCAACAGCCTTTTTTGTTTCTAACTTTATTTTTCTGATTGTTTGCTCATCATCAATGTCTTCGTCATATTTATACGAATCCATCAATGTTTCAATGTCCTCAGAATCTAAACCATCTTGCGTGGCTGTTAGATAATTTTTAAGTAAACTTTCAGGGTCCATAGAATCGTAATCTTTTCTAAGACTTACGAAATCATCAAAACCTCTTCCTGTTTCTTTTTTATACTTCATAAAAGCAGCGACATCCTCAGGCAACTCTTCAGTTTCCTTGCGCTCTGCCATTAACTCGTCAAATGAGTTAATCTGCTTATTATATCTTTTTTCAATATATGAAAGAACTTTTTCTTCTGATAAATCATCAGAATCTCCGCCTGTAGGCGTACCACCTGTTGGCTCTCCACCTGTTGGCTCTCCACCTGTTGGCTCTCCGCCTGTAGGTTGAAGTTGCTGTTCGTGTTTTTCTAATAACTCTTTTTCAACTTGAGCTGTTCCTTTTTCTTCGGAA